CGATAATGACTGGCTACGCATCACATCTACTGGCAGTAATGGTACTATTTGTGTCATTCAAAATGACGGGGGAAGTGCAGTCGGTTGCTAATATAGGCAACATAACTGAACTGAATGGAGAAGGTAGGGTTGTACGAGATGACACCTACAAAGCTTCTCTAACCCTAGACATTAACAGCTACGACAATGTCCAGACTTCTAACGGGAGACTGGGCATTACCTTTTTGGATGACAGCCAAGTTAGATTGACTGAGCATTCTGAATTAATCATAGACGAATTTATCTATGACCCTGACCCTAGTAAGTCTAAGATGGCTTTGACATTTGCTAGTGGAACTGCAAGGTTTATTACAGGTAAGTTAGCTACGATAGATAAAGAAAACATTACTATCAATACACCTAGTGCCACAATCGGAATTCGTGGTACTGATTTTACTGTGACTGTAGACGAACTAGGTCGTAGTTTAATTATTTTATTACCGGACAACGATGGTCTACCTAGTGGGGAGATTGTTGTTGCTACAGCCATGGGACAAGTAGTTCTTAACAAGCCTTATCAGGCTACTACTGTCTCTATGTTTGAAACTAAACCTACTAATCCAGTTATTCTTGACCTTACTTTAGAGTTGATTGATAACATGTTAATCGTAAAAGAACCAAAGGAAGAAAAGAATGAGCAGGGACAAGATGGAGGGAGCAGTACTAATATTCTTGATGCTGACTTCCTTGAGTTTGATGATTTAGAAATAGATTATTTGGCTGAGGATGAATTAGAATTTACAGAGCTTGACATAAACTATCTAGATGTTAACTTCTTAGAAGACCTGTTAGACTTTATTGAAGATGTAAATGAGCTAGAGCAAACAGAAACTTTACTAAAGACTGACATAGATTTAAAAGGTACACAGATTGGTTACGATAGTAGCACTCAAATCAATACCTTTATGACAGACAGCGTCATAACATTCTATAAACAATTAGAAGATACTATACAGCTAGACTTAAAAAAGTCTAACGCTTACACAGTTGTCATGATACAGAACGGAAAGAGTACACAGATATTAGTTAATGGTGGTGGTGACTCTACTATTACTATAACACAAGGAGACTGACATGAGATATTTATTGTTATTATTATTATCTTTTCAAGTAAGTGCAGAATTAGATTTAACAATACCTGAACAACCTGCTGTGTATGTTCCTGATGTAAAAATTTTACAACCTCTAAAGTGGAGAGAAGCACCTACAAAAATACAAACAATAACATTTTGGACTTTAAATGTTTTAGATGTTTACACAACTCGAAAAGGATTAAAAAAAACATACACAACAGAACAAAATCCTTTGCTAGGAAGTAAGCCTAGTATAGCACAACTCATATTACTTAAAAGTATAATGGGTCCTATTATAATATTAGGATTTGATAAAAAAGAAATGAGTTATGTAAATCCATTTTTGTTGATGGTAGTACATAGTAATTATCAGTATATAAAATGAAGTGGGCACTTACATTACTAGGTATACTTACATTACCTTTATTATTTAATGCCGTCCCATTAGAAGTTTTAAGACTCAAGACATTTGATGCTCTTGTTACCGTACCAGAACCCACTGGTCACTTTACAATCCTGAACATAGACGCAGAATACCTAGACGAACCGGGAGGATATCCCCTGCCTAGAGAAACACTTGCAAAGATTCACAAAGATATAATGGATGCTGGTGCACTAGGAGTCGGATGGGTAATGCTATTCCCACACCCTGATAGAATGGGTGGAGACGATGAGTTCTCTATACAACTTGCAAACTCTCCAAGTGTAATAGCTATGCCGGAAATACCTAATGGGTTATATCCTCCTACAGTAGGTACAGTTATCAAAGGACCAATAGTATCTTTACCTAAAGCTCAAGGCTTCTTAGAGAACATAGATGTATTAAAACAATCAGCAAATCAAGGTGCAATATCTGCCCCAGTAGACGTAGATAATTTAGTAAGGCGTATACCTTTACTACAGCAAACTAATAATGGGTGGGTAGCTTCGTTTGGAACAGAAGTTTTAAAAATACTAGGAGGTGGTCAGACTTATCAGATTGTAACAAATCAGAATGGAATTGAACAGGTTAGAGTTAGAGGCATCCCTCCCATTTCTACAGATAGCCTTGGTCGTAAGTGGGTAAGCTGGGTTGATACACCACAGACAACACTAAAAGAATTAGATGTTGAATCTAAATTTGTATTCGTAGGTTTTGTTGCTAAAGGAATATCTATACAACTGGCAACTCCTGTTGGATTGTTAGAGCCACATAAAATTCAAGCAGCTTTATCTGAGAGTATGTTAATGAATACACCACAGATACCTGACTATAGATTGTTTGTTGAATTATTATTATTGGTACTGTCAGGCGTACTCACAGCTCTTCTAATTAACTATCTGGGTATCACTAAGGGAGTTGTATCATTCTTAGTTGTGTTAGCAGGTGTGGGATATCTAGAGTATAACTTAGTTGCTCGTAATATACTAATAGACTCTACATGGAGTATGATAAGTATGACACTTATTGCTACGCAACAATTCTATTTAAACTTTAGAACTCAATTCCAATTAAGACAACAGATTAAGAAACAGTTTGAGCATTACCTTGACCCTAGACAGGTGAAAAGATTACAAGATAATCCGGAGCTTTTAAAGTTAGGTGGAGAACGAAGACGATGTACGTTTTTATTTACAGATGTTAGAGGCTTTACAAGTTTGTCAGAAAGACTAGAGCCTGAAGAGGTTGCAAACATAATGAACAAGACACTAACTATACAAGCTAACGCTGTTCAAGAGTATGGCGGAATGGTTGACAAGTATATCGGGGATGCCATGATGGCAATTTTTAATGCTCCTATAGACCTTGAAGACCATGAGACCAAAGCAGTCCTAACAGCCCAGAAAATACAACGAGATATGGCAGAAGCAGATTTAGGTATTGAGATAGGTATTGGAATAAACAGTGGAGAGGCAGTGGTAGGTAACCTAGGAAGTGATACACGATTTGATTATACTGCTATTGGTGATGCTGTTAATTTAGCAGCTAGGTTAGAAAGTTCTACTAAAGAAGTAGGAGAAGACTTAGTCATAGGGTATACCACAGCTTTGAACTGTAGCATACCTATGCAATATTTAGAACCTATAAAAGTTAAAGGTAAAAAGGACGAGATAATTATTTACACTACTTCAAAGAGTTAAGTTCTCTCTGAAAATAATCGTGTAAGTCTCCTAGTTTTTCTTTACCATTTCTAATAATAGTTTTCATCAACGCTCTATCATCTAGAGGAAAGACTTCGTCTACCATTTCCTCTGGCAAAGTGCTGAACTCTGTTACTATTTTGTTATCTCTTGTTAAGAGTATTTTAAAACTTACTAAGTTTGCTTCTAATTTATTAATCATTAGTTTCCTCTAAGTTTGTAAAAGTTACACCGTCTTGCTTACCTCTAAGTCCTGCTTTCATGTAAGAGGTAGCTCTACCTTCAAAGAAGTTCTGATGCTCAACACCCATGACTTCATCAATCCATCCAAGAGGATTTTCTTTCTGGTCATAATTAGTTTTTAATCCTAACTGAAGTAATCTTCTATCAGCTATGTATCTATTGTAAGCATACATATCTTTCTTAGTTAGTCCGGGAAGGTCGCCCATCTCAAACACTAAGTCTAAGAACTTATCTTCAAGCTCAACCATCTCTCTACAAATTTGATAAAGCTCTGCTTTAAAATCATCTGTCCATATCTCTATGTTCTCTTGTATAAACTCTCTGAACAACTTAGTCATAGCTTCAACATGCATTGACTCATCACGAATAGAGTAAGTAACAATCTGTCCCATACCTTTCATCTTACCGAACCTTGGAAAGTTTAATAAGATTGCAAAGCTTGAGAACAACTGTAACCCTTCTGTAAACGCTGAGTAAACTGCTAGAGTTTTAGCTATAGTTCTCTTGTCAGATTTAAGAGGTTTAAAAGTTCCAACATAGTCATGCTTATCTGCCATCTCTTCGTACTCTGAGAAAGCTTTATACTCTACTTCAGGCATACCTACTGTATCAAGTAGTAAGCTGTAAGCATCTTGATGTATTGATTCCATGTTAGCAAAAGAACTCATCATCATTCTTGCTTCAGGTTTCTTAAAGATAGGCATGTACTTATCAATGTAACCGGAGGCAACATCAACATCTGACTGAGTAAACAATCTAAATATCTGTGTAAGTAAATGCTTTTCAGCCGGTGTAATATCCTGCCAATCTTTTACATCTGTGTGCAAGGGAACTGACTCAGGCATCCAGTGCATTTGATTTTGTAGTTTATAGTACTCGTACATCCACGGGTACTCAAACGGTTTATAGTAATCTCTAGTTTTTAATAGACTCATAATTTTTCCTTACCCTTCACAGGCTATACATTCCACATCGTCTAATCTAATACGTGGAACTTTAGTGTTTACATTTTCTACATTTCTTGCTGCATTAGTTCTAAAGTAATACAACGATTTTAATTTATTCATACCATACCAATGAACATCACTCACATACTGCATATAAGCATCGTGTATCTCTTGAGGTTCTGTTGACTTCGGTAGGGTAAAGAATAAGTTTACTGATTGTGCTTGACAAATAAACTGCTGTCTTTTGTAAGCATGTTCTACAATCCATATCTGATTTATCTCATTGGCTGTCTTGAATATTTCTTTCTCATCATCAGTTAATATATCTAACTGTTGTACAGAACCTTCGTTAGCCGAGATATCTTTCCATATATTTTCTAGTTCTTTTCCTTTTAATCCTTTAACCTTAAAAACTTTCTCAAGGTATTTATTCTTAACTTGATACGAACCTGAGAGAGTCTTATGAGTATAGCAGTTAGCCCTATAAGGCTCAATACTAGGGGAAGTGCCACTACATATAATCCCACTACTAGCATTAGGAGCAATAGCCATGAGGTTAGCGTTCCTATTACCCGTGCCGTGGACATCCGGAGCTTCTCCCCTGTTGGCAGCCAGTTCTTTAGTAGCTGCTTTGGCTCTAGCTTTGATAAGGGTGAATGCTCTATGATTGAAACCAGTTGCATATATTCCCTCAAAAGGAATGTCTTTAGACTGGAGATACGCATGGAAGCCCATAGCACCGAGCCCGAGACTTCTCTCTCTATATGCCGAATACGCAGACTTAGTATATCCTTCTTTACCTTCTCTAACATATTTTTGAAATCTTTTAAAGTTTGCACTGTAGTCTCCTAGTTGTGTTGTATCTATTGCATTGTCAATGTAATGTTGTAGCACATTGTCAAGCATGGTTATTAAATCTTCTATGAAGTTGTCATCCTTTGACCAGTCATCGAAGTGTTCTAAGTTTACTGATGACAAACAACAGACAGCTGTTCTCTCTTCGTTAGTAGGTAAAGTAATTTCAGAACATAAGTTACTTTGTCTAATCTTAAGACCTAAATCTTTTTGTGTCTTAGGTAAAGCATCGTTACAAGTATCTATATTAATCATGTAAGGCTCACCTGTCTCTGCTCTAGCATGAATGATTTGCCACCATATATCTCTAGCGTTTACTATCTTAACAGCCTCTTTAGATTTAGGGTCAATCAATCTCCAGTCTTCGTCTTTCTCTACAGCCTGTAAGAAGGCGTTGGTAATGTTGATACCGTTGTGTAGATTAAGATTCTTTCTATTAATGTCACCACCAGATTCTTTTCTCATGTTAATAAACTCTTCAATCTCCGGATGGCTTATGTCCATGTAAGCCGCATAGCTTCCTCGTCTTGTTGTGCCTTGATTGAAGGCTAACATCTGAGAATCTACGACATGCATGAATGGAATTGAACCAGTAGAACGACTGCCATGAGTAGTTGAAACACCATTGCTCCTAATATCGCCCCAATATCCACCGATGCCTCCACCTGAACTAGCCAACCATATGTTCTCATCATAGTGAGCAGATAAACCACCCCTGCTGTCAGGAACATAATTGAGGAAACAACTGATAGGAAGCCCACGAGTTGTACCCCCGTTACTAAGTATAGGAGTGCTAAACATGAACCAACGATTGGAACTGTAGTTATAAAGTCTTTGAGCAAGTTCAAAATCTGTGTTCCCTTTGAAGGTTGCTCCGTAAACTGAGGCTCTTGCGAATGCTTCTTGTGCATGTGTTTCATTCTCCCAAAAATATCTATCTTTTAATGTGTCTATACTAAACTTGTCAAAGGTTTTTTCTCTGTCGTAGTCTATCTCTATTCCTAAGTAAGGCTTAGTTCCTATCTTATCTTCAATCATCTTCGATGTCCTTTAAATGTATAGCCATTATAGCATAATGTATTATTTTTAGCAAGTCTTTTTCATCGTGTCCGTTCTTTTTACCATATCTCATGGCATACTTTATGACGTTGCCCATACAGAAGCCTTCACCATGTCCATTATCAAAGATAACATCTGTAGCTTGGTAGTCTCCGTAAGCATAGTGTTGGTTGTAAGTACTATCTACATATCTTTTAATTTGTTTTATTGTTTCGTCTTCATTAAATTTATAGTTCATTGTTTTTCCATTCCTCTGGTAGAGTATCTTCACTATACCATCTAAAGTTATTTGCCTCTGCCCATTCAGCATGAGTTCTTTTTGTTCCATCTTTTCTTTTCTTAGCCTGTGGCATTGGAGCATATGGCTTTTGAAATAAAAATACTAGTTCTCTGTGTTCAGGGTCGAGGGCTTCTCTTACATGTATGTACTTACTATACTCTGCATAGTCCCAAAATCTGCCCTTAGCCTCAAGCAGTATCATCTTATCATCTAACACCTTTACAAAGTCCGGTTCGTATCTGTGTTTAACAATGTAATGTGTCTTCTCACAGTGATGCATCCATCCTTTAAGAAGTTTTTGATGAAGGTCGTATTCCCATCTACTATCATATCCTATAGGTACATCAACCTTCTTAGGTCTAGGTTTTCTTGGTACTCTTCTAGGCATTTAAATCTTCTAGTGTAAGGTTAGGATTTTTCTTTACCTTTTTATTAAACCATCTTAAGCTGTAAGCACTTAACATAAATCTATTATTAGCAAAGAGGTGTGTTTGCTCCGGTATAAATTCGTGTAAGTTTTTCTTAGTTATCTTAGTAGCGTCTTCTCCTTCAGGTGTCATTGTTCTTATCCAATCAATGAGTAGTGATTCTGATTTTCTTCTTAGCTGTTTAGACTTTCTTTGGTTCATAATTTTTTACAAGTTTCCAGTAATTTAAAATGCTGTTAAACATTTTAGTGTGTTTGTTTTGTGTATCTTTATCCCAGATATGACAAGAGATAAGTTCTGTGTCTTCTCTATCTACAAATATAGATACTCTTTCCACATCAGTAAACCCACAACCTTGAGCATAGGCAGACAACTGCATACCATGTTCATCGTATACTAATTTAGCAGGGTCTTTACCGAATAGATTGTCTTTAGTTTTAAAGTCAACAAAGATACCAGACTTAGAATATAAATCTATCTTACCACCGTAACCCAAGTCAGCACAGAAGGAAGCTTCTGCTATCCATTCTTCGTCAGGGAAGTTATCGTTTAAATAGTTCTTAATGATACAGTAAGTTTCTGTTTCTTCTTCTCCTAAGAATCCTCGTTCAATCATGGCGTGAATCTTAGTACCTTTTTTTGCAGCCTCTTGACCAATCCTTTTAGAATCTATCTTACATCTGTAAGCAAATTCTTCT